CCGCCATAAGCCGCCATCTGCGCGGCCAAGTCTGTGCCAGTAATGCCTGGGCCAGCAAGGCCCGTGTTGACCAGAGCTTCCTCGCCTGCCTGGTACATTGGATTAAAGCCAGCAATCTGCTGAGTTGGCAATGCACCAGCGACCCCTTGGGCCTGCTGAAAGTTGGCCAAGAATGCTTCTTTGATCTGTGGATCAATGGAGCTTGTTGAGGTTGTTGTTCCACCTTTTGACATATCGCCACCTTATCCGAGTAAAGATTTCATTTTCTTGGCTGGCACTTTGCCTTCATTGATCATGTCCAAAAGTCCCTTGCCGTATTTATCGACAGAAGATTTCTTGATGACATATTCGCCAATATCAAGATTGACAGCGCCATCATCTGGGCCTGCTGGGTTTGGACCAGACATCAAGCCACCATGGACATAACCGCCTTTGGCCATGCCACCAGTAGAGCCATCATTTGCAGAAGCTACTGGCGCTGCCGCAGCCGCTGCTGCATTAGCCGCCCTGATATTCTCATAAAGCATGGGGTTATAGCCCCCCATGGCAGTGTTGGCCACAGTGCCGGCATAAGGATTCACCATCTGAGGGCTGATAGCTTTAATCTGTGAATAAGGTGCTGCGCCACCAGCTGTCACGGCAGGGTTGTACTGAGCGCCAATGGGAATGCCCATGTAGTTCTGGAAATTTTGAGCCAGGCTTTGTGGCTGGTAGTTTGGCATTGCTTGAGCGCCCATAGACTGGGGCTGCATTTGCGATTGAGAAAGCAGACCAGTATTTGCAAATGGTCTGTAAGCATTCACATTTTGAGTTATTAAATCAGTAGGGTTTTGAGCGACATAAGCATTGACGGCTTTATTAAATGAAGCACCAAACGTGTCTGGTGTCAATGTGCCATTGATCAATGCATTGGTCCAGAAGTCAACACCAGCCTGGTCAGCTTGATTTGCAGCAGTGCCAATTCCTCTGCGGCCAATATTTGCATAGGCATCCAAAACCAATTGACGATAACGCGCAGTATTGTCAACAGCACCACCGCCACCGCCACCGCCAGTGACAACATTGCCACCAGTACCACCGCCACCAGCTGTGGCAGCTGCACGATCTGCATCAATCTGCGCAGCAAGTGTAGGATTAGCCGCACGAACCTGATCGACCAATGTATTGAATTGGCCAAGATCATTGTTCATCCAAAATTGGATTGCCTCTTCATTGGGCCTTAATTCAGCCTTTGGATTGGCTGCATACGCTGCTAATACTTCTGCTCTTGTTGCCATAGTCTTTCCCCTATAAGTCCTTTGCAAGTACAGCCCATTGTGGACTGTACCCTTCGTCTTTCAAAAATGTCTTTGCCCAGCCTTTACGGCCTGCCAGTGTCACCCTGGTGCATCCAACCGATTTGCCCCAAGATTCGATCAATGGTCTCATCCTTGAGAGTTCATCTAGGTCGCCACCAGCCAGAAAATAATGCAAATTCTTGAGCCTGGGATAGACAATGATCTCTGTCAATACCACCGAGTCCTTGGCTGGCCACAGCTGTAATCTGTGGTTTTCCACCATCTCGGCAATATCATCAAAATTATGTGTGCCTCCAGAGTATTCTAATGCCGCCTCAACGTGTTGGCGCAGCCTTTCCAAATGCTCTTGGTCACTCATCTCTTACCACTGGCCACAGCATCAAGTCTGATGACCCCAATGCGCCAATCGGCCAATACCGCACCAGTCACCACCATGTTGACCTGGCGACCAGAAAACCTGACAGAAGTTGGGTTGGCTGCCGTAAATGGTCCAAATGTAGACTCAGCGCCTGTGGGATAAAGACGGGTTTTAAACGAAACCACCGCCTCGCCCAAGGTCTGCTCATCTGGCACAACCTCTCTGATCTTCATCACATTGTCGCCATTGCCAATTTGGATGGGGCCAGACTCGGCAAAGAGTGTTGCGCCATCGTAGTTAAACCCGACCTCATGCTCATAGACCTCACCGCCATCATCCACCATCAAGGGCAAAGTAAACACACCAGCATCAGTGCCGCATAGGCGCACCAATGAGCCGACATTCCAGTGGTTTTCGCGGTAGTTGAAAGTGACATAAGAGTCATTCTCGATGCCTGCATTGCTGGGATAAAACCACCAGATTTCACCAAATTTACTGTTATGGACAGCAACAATTTTTGTCCTTTGGTCAAAGTTAATGTTACTGAAAACAAAGTCCGAGACATCGCAAGGCAGTGGCTTGACGTACCCGTCATAGATAAAGAACCCAGACTTACTCATCCAAATGGCAGCAGTGTCAATGGCCGCCACCGCTTGGGCCGAGATCAGGCCGCAGCCGCTTCCGGCCTTCTCAAAACCATAAATGAATGGCGCGCCAACATATTGCGCTGTATGCACATCCACATCTGTAAACAGTAGATTGATACCCTTGACACGTTTACCGGCCAACAAGCTGCCAGGCGTTGTCAGCTCATAGTCGCCTGCTTGGTTGTCGCCTGCCGGTGTCCAAAGGGTATTGTCCTCTTGATCGCACCACTGCACTTTTCTTGGGTTTCCACCCGCGCCAAGTGCAAACAGGAATCGCTCGGCAGTCACCAAGATGGCAGTGTTGCTCACTGGCGCGTTGGTAATGACAGCAGCCAATGTGGGTGTGGCAAAGCCTAGCTGCCACTCGTAAATCTTGCCATCGTAATTTGAGCAAGCCACCAAATACTCGCCCCAAGTGTCCAAGCTCCAAGTGGTGGCTATGTCTGCCGATCCGGTGTCTGGCCGTGGCACACCATAGGCAAAGCTGCCGTAGAGGTTTTTGCCGTAGCCTGTGGTGCTGGTGGCATCAATGAAGCCAGTTGTAAATCCAGTGGGTGTGATGTCTTTTAAAACACCCAAAACATCCATTGCAAAGAGCTTGGAGTGAGTGCCAAGACCAATGTAAGAGTCGGCATCGTTGTCGCGCCAAGTGATGATTGCCCTGCAAGCGCCCGTCACAGTTGATGCCGATTTACTGCGCCAGCCGTTGACTGGTCTCAATGTGTTTTCATACCAGCGCACCAAATTAGCGTCATGCCAGCGCCCAGCAGACTGATACTCAGTGCCATTTCGGTAAACACCTGGGGGTAGTTTGATGGGTATGTACATGGCTAAATTGTAGGTAGATTTGAGACAAAAGACACAGTGGCAATGGCTGATGGCACTGCTGGCCGTGTTGGGCTGGAGCCGGCAGCAAAATGCTCTAGCGTCACATTCACATTGTCAACTTTGTAAACGATTTCAACATAGTCGCCTGCATCCAACTCAATAAAGAAGTTCAAGGCCGCAATCATGTGGCTTGGATCACCCGTGCTTTTTCTTGCAGGGGGGTGATACCGGCTGTTTGAGTTGTCTACGTTTGTGCCATTCTTACGAAACCAGATATCTACATCATGGCTGTCGTTGGTGGTGTTTTTCAGTTGAATCGAAAACTGGATGTTAAAAACACCAGAGTCTGCGACATTGAGCCTTGAGCTGTTTGACAGCGTGACCCCGTTGGAGATGTCTGTCGTGTTAAACGTCACAGCAGTGGCCACAGTGGTGCTTGCAGCCACTTGGTCAGTCGAGTCGTGAAATGCCCCATGGGGTGTGTTCAAAAACTTGCCGCCCCTTGGCCCAAACAAAGCGCCCAATGTGCTGATCAGTTTTCTGAAGTACCCGTTCAGCGCACCATTGTTTTCAGCAAAGTAGCGCTTCTCATAAGCCTCTGGCGCAAAGCCAAGGCTTGGGATTGATGGGACTTCGAGTTGTTGATTGACATTGGCCATGGCTAATTATGTCAGGACAGACAGCGCATGGTTGATGTGCTTGATGCGGTCGTCTAAGCCAATAAAGCCGCCATTGATCTTTTTGGTCAAAGTCCGGTAGTCTTGACTATCCGCATACTGGTTGAGCTTGTGGGTGTCCCAAAACCATCCGGCTGTCAGCGCAGCATATTGGGGTGTAGCCACCAAGTCTGGATCGGCCCAGAAGTCAACACCCAAGGCCTTGCCAGCGTGAAAATACGAGCTAGAGCCTGTCAATTGGATGCAACCCCTGCCTCGGAAACGA